TTGGAAGCGTATGCAGACAGAGTGGACTACAAAGCTAATGAACGACAGTAGCTTCACAGACCCCATACCAAGCAACCAAGCAGACTTTGTTGCACTTGTAACAGCAAGAAGTGACTATAAGACACGCAAACAAAGAGATGATGCAAGTAGCATAAGCTAGGAGTAACGAATGGCATTAACAAAAGTAATAGGAGCAGGTCTAGGTACAATAACTAGTGACGTAGGTTTAGGTGCTACCACCATAGATAGTGATATTCATATAGAAAAATCGTCTGATATAGAAATAAAATTAGAAAGAACTGGCTCTGGAACATCTACAATCGGTGTTCCCTCAAGTGGCAAACTTCTTATAAATAATACCTCAAATGCTGATATGGTTTTATCTACAAATAATACAGAACGTCTAACTATTGGGAATGATGGTAGTTCTATATTAGCAGGAGGTGGAGGAAGTGATTATACATTAAGAATTGATAATAACAGAAATAATAATGATGGTTATGGTTTGCATATTTCAGCAGGTGCAAATGACCCTGCAGGAACACATTATCAAATAGATTTTGCAGATGGTGATGGAACTCTACAAGGCTCAATATCATCTAATAATGGAACTGTTAACTATGGTGCTTTTACAGCCTTTCACCCTTGTATAATTCCAAATACAGATAATGATGCAGATAGTGTAGCTAATGCTTATCCTTATGGCACATTATTAGAAATAACAAGTTTAAGTTATACACAAAAAAATGGTGCTGATACTGAAAGAGGTATTTTGTATAACGTGCAAAAATCATCTAGTGCAAAATCAAAAGCAGTATTAGGTGCTTATGGTAGTTCAATGAATAGTGAAGAACGAGGTAGCACTAACTTACATCAAGCACTTGTATTAGGTGATGGACACATTCTTTGCAATAATGAAAATGGAAACATTGCAGTAGGTGATTATATTTGTACATCATCAACAACTGGCGAGGGTATGAAAGCTACATCTATTTGTGCAACAATTGGTATAGCAAGAGAAGCTATAACATTTACAGATAGCACAGCAGTTTTAGTTGCAGTTGAGTATGGGTACAGACAGTTTATACCTGAAGATATAGAAGCTCGTATTACAGCATTGGAGAATGCATAATGGCATACATAGGAGTTAGTCCATCTAACGGAGTACGTAGGGTTCACACCTACACTGCAACAGCATCGCAGACCACATTTACTGGTGCAGGTGCAGAGGGTACATCTTTAAGTTACAAAGACAGTAACTTCGTAGATGTGTATCAAAATGGTATCAAGTTAGGTGACGCAGACTATACATCAACAAGTGGCACATCAATCGTACTAGCACAAGGAGCATCCGTAGATGACCTCGTGGTGGTCGTGGTATTTGATGTGTTCTCGGTAGCAGACACTGTAAGTAAAGCAGATGGTGGTACGTTTGATGGTGCAGTTAGTTTTGCAGGTGATATTACTGATAGTGGCGATTTAACTGTAGACGTAGCAGGAGATATTATTCTTGATTCTGATGATGGACTTATATCTTTTAAAAATGGTGGTACGTCACACGGAAATATACAACTCAACTCAGATAATTTAGCTTTATCTAGTCAAATTAGTGATGCAGATATTAAATTTTTAGGTAGTGATAATGGGCAAACTGTAGTTGCCCTTACACTTGATATGTCAGATGCAGGTAAGGCAACATTTAATAGTGGTGTGGTTATTAATAATAAACTACAAGGTGCTAGTGGTGAATCTTTGACAGTAGAAGCACAATCAGGTGGTGCTTTTATAATAAATACAAATGGAACAAGCGAAAGAGTACGTGTTGATTCTGCAGGAAGAGTATTATTAGGCACTGGTGCTGCTATTGCTAATGCAGGTGGTGCTATTTTTCAGACAAGTCAATCAAATAACAACTGGGTAAATTACATAGAAAACTATGCGAGTTCTGGCAATATATTTGGTACGTTGTTGAGGTTTAGTGGGTCATCACCAGATGATAATACTTCAGCATTTATGAAATTTCAAGATGGTGGAGGAACTGTTAGACTTAATATATATAGTGATGGTGACCTCTATAATCATGACGGAACTTATGCACAAATATCAGACAGAAGAATTAAAGATAATATAACAGATGCTAATTCTCAATGGGAAGATATTAAAGCAATGAGATTTGTTAACTATCAAAGAAAAGATGATATAAGAGAATATGGAGAAAGTGAAGCTAAAGTACAACTTGGTTTGATAGGTCAAGAACTTGAAGCAATAAGTCCTAGTCTTGTGAGAAGTGTAGAACCAGATGCAGGAGATATTATTAGTTCTTCAGAGTTTGGTTCTTTGTATGTAGAAGGTGATGACATACCAGAAGGAAAACAAGTTGGTGATGTCAAAGAGGTAACAGACCGAGTAAAAGGGGTTGCTTATTCTATACTCTACATGAAAGCAGTTAAAGCACTGCAAGAAGCTATGACAAGAATAGAAACACTTGAAGCAAAAGTGACAGCGTTGGAGAATGCAGAATGACCAAAGCAGCAGAATTAGCAAAGATGGGTGAAGTCCTAACCAATAGTCAGATTGGTGGGCGAAGGAACATTGTCATAAATGGTGCGATGGAAGTAGCTCAGAGAGGTACGTCAGTTACTGGTTTAGGTGCATCAACTTCAGGTTATGGTTCTCTTGATAGAATGGGTTACTTTCAAGGAAACTCTGCTGGTAGGTGGACAATGAGTCAAGAAAGTGATGCACCTGATGGATTTAGTAAAAGTTTAAAATGTGCTTGTACTACTGCTGATACATCTATTGCATCAAATGAATACTTTCATTTGAACTATGCTCTTGAAGGTCAAGATTTACAACAATTAAATTACAATACAGCTAATGCAAAAACAACAACTGTAAGTTTTTATGTAAAGGGAAACGCAACTGCAAGTTATACTTTTATAGCACAGTATCATAAAAGTGGTGGTACTGCTCGTTGGTTTTCTAAAGAAATTGCAGTGACTACCTCTTGGGTAAAACATGAAATTACCATAGTCGGTGATACTGACACTAATTCAAACTATGCAATAGATGATAGCAATAGTGGTGTTTGGGCATTTATGTTTTGGTTGCATGGAGGAACAAACTACTCAAGTGGAACATTTGTTGATGGAGCATGGGCAGAAAGAGATTACACTAATACACTTAATGATAATCAAACATCTTTTTTTGACAGCACAAGTAGAACATTTTTTATTACTGGTTTGCAATTTGAAGTAGGCTCACAAGCCACACCTTTTGAGCATAGGTCATTTGGGGAAGAACTAGCTTTGTGTCAGAGGTATTTTCAAGTACATAATGCAACATCTGATTCAAATGCTCTTTATACTTTTGCTATGATGAGATGGAGTACCAATACTGGATTTTTTAGTTGGACTTTAAAACAAGACATGAGAGCCGAACCAACTGCTACTATATTAGATAATGATGGTACATCTCCTACTGGTAATGCTGGGGTTGTTTCAGGAAATAATAATACAGATGATGTTACTGCTGGTAATTTTACATTAAAACAAGCTCATGATGGTGTTGCAACATTTACAGTAGGCTTAGATTTTGACCCAAGTGGTGCGTATGCTCATGCTTTATATTTTGCTGATACAAAAAAATTAGAATTTGATGCAGAACTATAGGAGATAATATGGATATTACATCAGCACAATACACAAGAGGTTTTAATGATATAGGTAATTCAAGTATTAAAGCTGTTATTAATGGATTTGAAATGTCTGTACCACTAGACCCTGCTAACAGACACTACCAAGCAATCCAAGAATGGGTAGCTAAAGGCAACACAATACAAGAAGCAGACTAATCATGGAAATTGACGCAATGTTATTTTGGAACATAATCCTGACTATGGTCGTTGTACCATTCGGTTGGGCATTTAACAAGATGTTCCAAGAGGTCAAGCGTATACAGATACTCCTTAACAAGACACGAGAAGAGTATGCACGTAAGGATGACGTTAAGGATGATGTCCACGAGATAATGGATGCGATGAGAAGATTAGAAGATAAGTTAGACAAGATATTGATGGGAACTAAGTGATGGCAGAAACTGACACAACTTTAGAAACAGAACCAGTTACAGATATCGTAAAAACAGTTCAAGAAAGAGCAGGAGCTAAAGAATTACCTGCTGGAACTGAGTTTACTCCTATTGTACAAAAAGTTAAAGAAGATGAAGAAATACTATCAACCCCAGCAGCTATAGACACTGCTCTAAAAGCTACGCCTACAGAAGTACCAACTGCTGATTTAGATGTTACCGTACCATCTGCTCAAAATGCAGAAAAGTATGTAGCAAACACCATAGAAGGAACTCCTGAAGCAATTGCCGCACAAGGTAAATTATCTGCCGAATCTGTAATTGGTGATGTTCAAGGAACAGTAAGCAGTAAAGCTGTTGCAGAAGCTGCTCAAGGCACTGTATCACAAGAAGCTACAGTCAAGTATCAGTTAGAAGAGTTGTTCTCATCGTTTGAAGAGGGTAAACCTTTACCTGCTTGGGCTGCCCCTGCAGTCAGACAAGTTGGGGCAATAATGCAATCTAGAGGTTTGGGTGCATCTAGCATGGCTTCTGCGGCCATAACACAAGCTATTATGGAATCAGGTATTCCGATAGCTAAAGCTGATGCAGATCGCTATGCACAGATGGACATGGCTAATCTTACAAATCAACAACAAGCAGTCATGCAAAATGCCATGACTTATGCCGCTATGGACAAGGCTAACTTAGATGCTCGTATGCAAGTTGCAGTCAACAATGCCAAATCATTCTTAACTTTAGATTTACAAAATTTATCTAACGAAGAAAAAATGAGAGAGATTGATTACGCAGGAAAACTACAAAGTCTTACATCTAATCAGGCGGCAATAAATTCAGCGGCTCAGTTCAATGCTCAATCACAAAATCAAGTAGATGAGTTCTTTGCAGAATTAGGGGCCCAAATAGAAACAAACAACAAAAATCGTAAAGCTGCCCAAGAACAATTCAACGCAGATGAAGCTAATGCAATAGCACAATATAATGCTACTTTGTCTGATTCTCGTGAAAGGTTCAATGTAAGTATGGCTACACAGATAGCACAATCAAATGCCGTGTGGCGTAGAGAAATAAACACTGCAGAAACTGCTAATCAAAATGCTGCCAATCAACAAAATGCTCAAAACTTATTAGGAATGACACAAAATTCTCTTGATGCCTTATGGCAAAGATACAGAGATGAAGCAGGTTGGGCATTAGATATAGCACAGAGTCAAGAACAGAGAAACCATGAAATAGGTTTATTAGGCATGGAAATTGATTCTAACTCCTCTTTGTACGAGTTGCAAAGTGACGCTACGTTCAGTACAGAACTAGGTAAAGCTGTCCTTAACGGAGTATTTCAGGTTGGTAACACATATGCTAAGAAAAAATTTAGTTAGAGGTTAAATTATGGATACAATGTGGAAATGGTTAACAGGTGCGTGGGATACTGCAACAACTTTTGTTGGTGATGCTTATGATACCGTAACTGACTTTGTGACAGGCGATGAGTCTTACGATACATTCAAAGCTTCTGACTTTGACAACTTTAATTATGCCGATCAAATGAAAAAGACTTCAGGTTATCTTGGAACTGCTTTGGATTTTGCAGGTGGGTTCTTAGCAGTGGCTGCTCCTGATAAACCAATAGATCATGCCCAAGCAAAACTACGAGGTATAAGTGGAACAAGTCGTCTAAGAACTCCCAAGTTTAAAGCAGGATCATCTGATCTAGGGTTTACACCAAGAATAAATGACGCTATAATGAGAGTAAATGCAGGTGATAATCCTTCCATCAAAGCACTCGTTGAACAAATGAGAATATATAATGGTTCAGGTAGAACAATTAACTTAGCTAACTACAGTAAAATATCTGTAGGAACTAAGACAAAGAAGCCAAGTTTTGCTCCTAAATATTACGGATAAAAATAAACATGACTGATATGAAACCTACAATAAATCCTCAAAACAGATCAGCAGGAGGTATGAATGACTTTAACAAAGCTCCTCCCGGATGGTCATTTACGCAACCTAGAGGTAAGTGGGCGTGGGAAAAACCTCCTGTACACTCTAGTCCTGCAACAGCAGTAGATGCTATTATAGATAGATTAGAGACACCTGAAGTTCGTACACAAATGGAAAAGCTAATGATCTCAGGTGTGTCTATCCAAGAGATAACAAACACCATTGCAATAGGGGGATTTAGTCAAGGACATTTCACTCCTGACGTGGCAGAAATAATTAAAGGACCTATAGCCGTGTACCTGATGTCTATAGCAGAAGAAGAAAACATACCAGTGCGAGGGTACAACACAGATGATGGTCTGTATGAAATGGATGAAGGCATCGATGATCGGACAATTATGACTCTCATGGAAAAGAGAAATCCTGATCTTTATGAGTACATAACATCGGTAGCAGATACAATAGAAGAAGATCCTGAACCTGAGACTGTGGTGGCAAAAGGTTTTATTGCCATAGCTCCTGAAGAGGTAGAACAAGAGGAAGTAGTTTAATGGGATTAAATGTAGGAAGTTTTTTTAAAAATGCTATTAAAGGTGCTGCTCAACAGTACAATCAAAACGTTGCTTTTCAAAGAAAAGTAGAAGCTGACGAAGAAGCTGCTGTAAAAGCTGACAAAAGAGATTTTCAAAAAAGAAGAAAACTAATAGAAGAAGAACAAAAATGGAAAGCGTTCTACGCCAAAGATGTACCTGTAAAAGATGATACAAAAAATGCAGCAGTGTTCAACGTACTCAGCGATCAGTTTAATAGTAATTTTTTTAAAGACCAAATAAAAGCCAAAGGGTATAATAGATTTTTTAGAGATGGTAAAATATACATACCAAGAGGTGCTAACTATGAATCAGCAAATGATCAGGCAAAGAAAGAAGATACATTCACTCAAATGTCTACAGTATTAAATCCTGATTTTTTAAAGTTGTTTGAAAAAGATAGAAATCTTACAAATACGATGATAACTAGTCTAGCTGACGCTTGGCAAAACAATTTAATATTAGAAGAAGACAAAACAGCAAACGGTAAAAAAGTTTACACATTTAAAAAATCGCAATGGGATTACATCAGCAGTATACCTGCACTTGCTAGAATAGTAGCACAAAGAGTTGGTACGTCTGTAAAAGAGTTAGATAGATTTATAAAAGAAACTGGTGACTATTCTGATAGTAAACCTACAATGTATGAATTTAGTGACACTAAACTTGCAATAGGAACTAATGATTTTTTTAGAAATATGCAAGCTGATGGAACAAGAGTTTTTAATGAAAATCAAATAGATATTTTAAAACGATTAGCTCCTAGAACTCATGGTATCGATACAAGTAAACCTATAAAGATTAGTGATGTGGCAAATAAGTTAAATAAATTTGCTAAAGATCAAGGAACAACTATTCACGAAGGTAAAGTGATACAAAAAGTAACTGCAGGAGAAATAGTTAATGCAATAGGAGTCGTTACTCCTTATCTTGCAAATGTTGATGATCCATCAAACATAAATAACGCAAGATTAGCAGATGATGTAAGAACAGAATTAAAAAGATTAGGATACAATCAAAATTTGTATAATGATCCTCAAGTGTTATTAACAGTAATATCTAACGCCTTACCTACTAGGTTTAGATACCAATCAAATTTACAATTTGGTTTAAATGGTCAACTTGATTTAAAGAATCAAGGTCTTTTAAAACAACTAGTAGGGGGTAGTAGTCCTCGTGCAAGTATGGCTATAAAATTAAGATCGGCACAAGACTTAGAAACTGACGCTATACAAGTTAAACATTTAATAGATGGTGGTGCAGAAACAGGTGCTGTTGCCGATATACCGAGAACTGTGGTAGCTTTTGGTGGTGTTGTAACTGATTTAATTCAAAAGTCCGTAGAAGCTTTTGGTGGAGATGGTCGTTTAGTACGTAAATTCACAAGTTTATTTCAAGCTCAACAACAAGAATATGCTGACGCTGTTGCTTCTGGGAATCAACAAAGAATAAAAAATGCTTTGTTAAAATTTTATGCTACTAGAATGACATTTAGATTAGCTGCTGATATTCAAAATACAGGTGGAACTCAGGCAGGACCTAGAATATCTGATGATGACGTAGCTAGAATACAAGAAGGTTTACAACTTTTATTTTTATCAGACAAAAATCAACATCTTGCTTTAAAAGAAATAGCTGAAGCTATTGCTCAAGATGCAGAAAGAAAGAAAGTAATTTTTCAAGCATATATGTCTAGTGATGTTAAAGAAGTAGCATCTGCACACCTCATGCAAAATATGGCTGGTGGTGATATAGTAAACACTGTCTTTGAAATAAGCACGAGACATAAAGATCAACTTGCAGATAGTAAACTTGGTAATAAAGATGGTCTATTTATAGGTAGATTTAGCAAAGCACAGGATATTGCACCAGTTAATATTCAAGGTAACACATCTAAAGATAACAAAGAAAAGAAAAGTAACGAATTTACTCTAGGGGATAACTAGTATATGGCTGAAAATGTACAACAACAGTTTGGTGACGTATATAAAAGACTAGAGGATAAGGACAAACCCTTTGACTATAGTTCTATATCTATCACAGATCTGCCTGCTGGTGAGCTAGATGCACGTTACTTTAGTGGGCAGGTAAATAATCCTAACGCCTTTAGAGAGGGAATGGAAAGTGCTACAGGTTATAAAAGTTCTGTATCCTACTATGACATGTACAAAGAAGCTCAAGGACCAAACAGACAAATACTATCGAAAGAAGAACTAGCTAACGCAATACAGCAAAATGTAAAAGGAACAGAAAGTTTAGGGTTTCTTAAAGGTGATGATGGCAAGGTAACCATAGAAAGTTTGGATGATTCTCCTATTAGACAGTTCGGCTCAGAGATGACTTACGAAGATAAGTTGCAGGCGTTGGTAGCAAATCAAGGCACTAAAGTTGTGCTACCTGACGGTAGAGTAGGTGTGCTACCTATTGTGAAACTTCTTGGACAATTTGGCACTGTAGATGAAAGCAAACAAGTTCGTCTTCCAAACATAGGTGTTGATGTAGATCAGAAAAAAGTATTAATCAAAGATGATGACACAAAAGAAACTGTAACTATGGGTCAAAAAACCATATTTCCTTTATCAGATAAGTCAGGGAAGGGTGCAGTTGTACTTGACTTTAATGAAAGAGTTGTATCTTTCAAGGCAATGTTAGACAAGTATACATCCTTAAATCAGTATCAAAAGTTAAACATACTCAAAGCTCAAGCAAGTGGAGAACTTTCTAAAGTTGCAGGAGTAGGTCAATTAGGTAGAGACACCGTAGCAGGAGTAGGTAATTTAGCTCTGTGGGGTATGGAAGCTGTTGCTGACGTAGCTATTGCCACTGCAAACTTTTTTAGCTTTGATGACGAGTTTAAAGATCCAAAAGATAATCCTAAACAGAGAGATGGTGGGGTTGATCTTGGACACATAACTTATGCGGCCGAAGAATTTTCTCAAAAGACAGGAGTATCACAAGATACGGCTGACCTTATATTCAGGTGGAGTCCTAGTATAACTGAGACTGCTATAGAAGAATTTCTTGCTGGTGGTGTTGTATCAGCACCTTTCCAAGCAGTTAAAGTTGGTCGCTATTTTTTAAAAGATAGAGCTTTCAGAAATTTTATTAAAAAGAAATATGGTGATGCAGAATCAACATTTGAAGAAGCATACGCTTCTGCAATAAATAAAAATAAAAAAACTCCTGCCGTTTTGATAAGGGAACATGTTAATGATACTACTAAAATAAACTCAATAGCTTATAGAAACTGGAAAGCAAACGGAGTTATGAACGCTATACAAAGAAGTAGTGAGTATAAAAAAATATATGAAGGAAACAAAGCAGCTCTACTTGATATGGAAATAGTGGATGCTAGAATAGTTGCACTTAAGAAGAGACAAATTAGTTTAGAAGATAAGAGAACTATAGATGATAAGTGGGAGAAAGCTTATCAAAATGTCACTCAAGAATTAGAAGATCAAGTTTCTTACAAAAATTCTTTATTCATAAGAAACATTATACCTCAAGATTTAAGAGAAGCTCTTACCACAGAAGCTGGTATTTCATATGGTATATCTCTACTTAAAAACACACAGCAATTTTACTTTCCTGATTCAAGTGCTACCATGTTTGAAATAGGTGGAGTTGTTTTAGGTAACTACGCCACTGCACCTATATCTAACAGAGCTTTGGGAATTGTAGATTCAGTTACTACAGCTAAAGGTTTGGTTGATGCTGGTGTAAAGATATTTAAAACTTTGTTAAAGGGAACTGAGCAACAAAAAGCAGATAAATTTTTAAAGTTATTAGGGGGAACTAACCCTGAGTTAGCATCTAGAATGGAAGCAGGTATACTTAGAGCAGAAGAAATAACAACTAAGATACTAAGTATGAAAGATAGAAATGGTCAACCTTTAATAAAAGAGCCTGACATAATAGTTAACACTTTAGCTAACATATCTACTTTGGATATACTACGATCAAAAGCAGGACAACTAGGTGATAAGCTATCTGTAAAAGGAATGGACACGTTGAACCACGAGTTTCAAAGATTGTCTGAAAATATAATTCAACAGACTGATTTAAACACACAGTTAGCAGTAGCACTACGAGAGTTAAACAATTTAAGATTTGTTCCTAATCTTGATCCTAGTATCAAAAATTTTACTGAGGGGTTATCAAAGTATTTAAGAAACTCACAATCTCAAGTTACAGATCAAATTGCACACTTCAATAAAGACATAGATGATACCACAGCTTTTATGTTAATGGAAGCAGCAGGAGTAAAACTTTCAGACACACCGGGAGCTTACACAGATTATGATACTGTTCTTGAATCTTTGGGAACTTCAAAAGCAGAGTTAATGAAAGGTCTTGGATACAATGAACAACAAATCATAAAGGCAACCAACGATACTTTAGGACAATTTAAATTAGCTGTGTTAGAAGGTGCAAACAAAGCACAGATAGCTATAGATACTTTACCTCAAGAGATTGGTAAAAATATATCAACATCATTTATAGGAAACAAGAAAAGTAGTTTTAAAGTTGCATCAGATAAATTTACAACACTACGAGCAAACAATAAGAATGCAGAAATGGATTTTGCACCAATCTATGATCAGTATCTAAATGGCATAGAAGAAACAGTGTTGCAGGGAAGTGATGCGGCAAAAGATATTGCAGGAACTAAACTACCCACTGTTATTCAAGGTAAGTTAGGTAATGTATTTCAAGAAGCAGCAGGAAGGATGTTTAAATCAAATCCTAATCTAGATCCACTTGTAGATAAAATAAAAGAAATATACCCTGATGCTACTGATTTACAAATATGGACTGTGTTGAAAAACGGCAATGCTGAAATGGGTTTCGATGGAATACCCGGTTTAAAACTACCAATTAATTTTACAGACTATCAACTTGTATTATCAAGTTTGTCTCAACAACAATATAGATTTGGAGCAACAAGACAAGCACTGCCTGTAGGGGAAATAAAAAAATTAATTATGAAGACTGCAGAAAATAAAGATACAGGTTTTAAAATAGGATTACTACAGCCAGATGGAGGTACAGCCGTAGGACCTGAAGTTATGGCTGGACTAGTAGATGCAAACGGCACTTGGCAAAATACTTCTGCAATATATGAGTCAGGCATAGGAAAGAGATGGTCAAGTTACGCTAAAACAAAACTTTCAAACGGTATGATTAAATATGGAAGTGTTAATCAAGATCCTGTAAATTGGTTTTCATCAGAAATTGCAGCAAGAAAAGATATAAGCACCCCTGCAGGAGTAACTTCTTTTAATAATTTGTTTTCTGAAATGGCAAGTGTGTATGGTGGTAAACTTGTAAGCACTGCTGATGAAATAGCAGGCACTCCAGCTAGATATGAGTTTGTTGCAGGTGAAGTTGGAACACAGACTTTTAAAAAGAACTGGATTGATCAAATGAAATTTCAAGTCTTAACCAACACTAAAGCTGGTAAGAACATGTTGGAATTACATAAAAATCCTAAATTGAGTAAACAATTTTTAACTCAAGGTGAAATGACAGATGGTAGAATAACATTAGATTATAAAGAAGAAGATGTTATGAACCTAATAAATCACATGAAACAAGCTAAGATGCGTGATCCAAAAACAAATGAATTAGTAGATATGTTTAATGATAATGACATTCAAGAGATATTTGATTCAATCGGCATAGAGCAACTAGCCTTGAAGAGTGATATTGCTAGACAAGCAGTTAGTAATGTTAAGAAAATAATCACAGAAAAAACAGAACTAATACGAAAAGGAAAAGGTATTGAAGCTCAAGAAGTTAAAATACAAATCGAGCTTGGTCAAAAATATGGTAAAGATTTAACTCCTGATTTTGTATTTGCTCAAGCACAACAGGGAGACGTAGGACTTGCAAATCTAGACAACGTGAGAAAAGGTTTTATAAAGAGTTTAATGCAAGATAAGAGTTTATCTGTGAAAGATAAAAAATTAAAAATACAACAGTATGATAGGTTTGTCGCTAGACAGTTTATGGAAAAACTTACATCTGTATCTCAAGATAAAGTTATGGGTAAACCTAGTTTATCTTTAGATATGACTTCAAGCACATTTTTAGATAATGTTCCACTTAAAGTAAATCCAAAAGCGTTATTAGACGGTATATCAGGAGGACCTTTAGCTCAAAAAGATGGTACAATCAAAACTCTTCTAACAAGAGGTGCTGATGGTATGCTTGATAATAGCGGCAAACCTGTTGATCCTGATAAATTTTATGATGACATGGTAACAATTGCTGAACTACTTGCAGGTAAAGAACCTACAAAGATAGGTAACATAAATTTAACTGGCATACCTACAGGTTTATCTGTAGAATCATACATAAGTAGAGTCTATTCTGTTGCTCGTGGTGTTGTTAGCTTGAAGTATCTAATGACAGAAGCCGTGCTACAAACAGCAAGGGTACAAAAGTTTAATGCTTTCCAAGCCATGATAAACGACCCAGAGATAGCTAGACTTGTTGTTAAATCTATAAGGACAGGTAAACCACTTAGAGGAGAGGATGCTGTATTGTTTGACAATTTGTTATTAAGTGCTGTTGCCAAACAAGGTGTTAAGTACGCATCTACTGAAGAAGCTCTTGCATCTTCTAGACCTGCAGTTGGTCAAGAGCAGACTTTGTTTGAAGAAGGTAGAGCTAAAGACGATCTTATGAGAAGACAAGGTTTGATAGAGGGTGCTGGAGATACAATTATGAAAGTAGGTCCGGGAGATGTTCCTACAATGACTCCATTTGGTACACTGACAGGTAAATATAATATAGGTGATCCTGATAAAGCCATTGGAGATTTCCGTAGCCAAATGGAAGAATTAAACTTTCAAAGATCAGGAGGAGTTAAACCCGGAAGTCCTGATGCAACAGAATTACGAACATAAACAACTCAGGAGAAAACAATGAAGACGTATAATAACGGACAACGCCCAACTAAGATGTATGGTGGTGGTATGGTATCACCACGTAAGCCGATGATGATGGGTGGACTTGCCGAGAAAAACAGAACTAGAGGTTCAGCTACACCTAAAACACAAGACGCTATGGGTATGATGACTCAACAAAAAAAGTTTGATATGGGTTATAATCTTGGTGGAGCAATTAAGAAGTTTGAAAAGAAAAGTGCAGGTGCTAAACCTGATTACATAGATTTAGATAATGATGGTAACACAACAGAATCTATGAAACAGGCCGCTAAACAAAAGAAGAGTGGTAAAAAGGCAGGTTAACTACTTTCTAAATACTTTACGACCTCTAAAGAAAACAATTGTATTGATAGTGGTGTTGATCGTTATGGCAATAACTAACCACGCTTCCCACCATTCCACTACAAAAATCTCCCTGATTTATCCATAACTTCTTGTGCAATTGATCTCAAGTATCTTATGAAATCTCCCACCTTATTTGTACCCTCGTACATAGGTAGTCCTACATTCATAGTTTTCTCAAACTCATCAGGCTCTACTGCATCATAAAGTATCTCTACATTCCCATCTTTATTTAAAAACGCTTCTAGTGAAAACAATTTAGCTTTTACTTTGGACTTCATTGATTGGCTCTAATTTACTTATAGGTAAGTTGTAACAATCAGCTTTAAATGTAAAACCGTTGCTTGGGTCTACTTGACCTTTCTTATACCGAGTAGCTTTAGCATAGTATTCTTTTTTAGAAATGCTACCTAGTATCCAAGCCTTACTGAGATCAGTCAGTATTCTTACAAACACATAACTATCACAGTCTTGCTTAGTACCATGAGATGCAACCGAGCAATCATAATTAGACTGTGGCTTAGTATTACAACGTTTAGTCTTAACGTCAATTCGATTCCCATCTTTTACTAAATCATAGTTAAATGTGTTTGCTTCAGTTGCCCCAATGATATCAGCTACAATTATCTCGCCTATCGCACCTACTATATTGCTAGTGCCACCTGTAATACTTCCCTGCAGTATGCCTACAGAAGAAGCTTTTTCCCTCGCATGACGCATATAATTTTCGCTGATTGGTACTTCGATCATTAGCTTGAACTCAAGTCTACGACTTCACAGGCATCTGCAGTGCAAGCCAATTCACGAGAACCACTCGTATTATCTTCCTTTTCATACTTAGAAAACTTACTCCAATCTAACTTGGATGGCACTCGACCACTCCATTCTAGATAGTCATCAGGTTCTATGTCTTGATAAGGAGCTTGTTGGTACGTGTGATCAGCAAATGGTAAGAATGATACCCCTGATGCAATGTCAAAGTTATCATACAACCATGCTCCCACTTCCATCCATTCCTCTTCCTTTACAGTAATAGTCACAGATGGTTTATGTTCGCACCAATTAAGTGCATAGATCTTCCACAGTTCTAACTGTTCTATTGCACTCATCTCTGTTCTAGTGATAGCACCACTAGGAGATTTCATAGGAAATGAAAAGACAGTAACACTGTCAGGTTTCATCACATCAGGTTCAGCAGGTATTCCCTCTTCTTTCATAAACTGTGTGAGTGGATCTTTATTATCTCCACGTACAGTTCTAATATAATAATCATTGTGTCTAGCATGAATACCTGATGCAGAGTCTGTCAATTGAGATACAGTACCACTTGGCTTCACACATGTGATAGCCGTGCTTCTTGGTATACCAATAGCATCTGCATATTCTTTGTTTGTATCTATTGCTACCTGTTTCATTTCCTGTAACCAAACTTTTGAGTCCGTCATTCTTGACAAGACGTGATGATCCATAATACCAGTTAATGATACACCGAGCAACCTTTCTTCTTCTGTATTTGTTTTCCAAATTTTACGTAGGTATTTTAAATCTGTAAGAGTAGATTGAAATGTACCTAAGATTGTTGCAACACGTACTTTGGATCGTAGACTCAACAGATCATCGCCCTCACGAACTACAACCTCTGATAGATTACAAAACTGATATGGTCTAAGTATAATCTCACTACATGGATTAGTTCCCCACATGTGTCCTGTCTGTCTTCTACCATTCTTAGCTACCTGATCATCGGCAGCCTTACGATTGAACATGCCACGTTCACCTGACTTTGACTCATACAGAGCCAACCATTCTCTCATGTAGGTTTCCATAGCAGGCTTGCCTTTGTAAGCCACAGAGTTGTTTGCTAAGGCTCTTTGACCGTTTGCGTTCCACCACTCTCCTGACTTTGCATGAGCCATCTGATCATCATTAAGATTAGATAGGCTAATTAGTGCAGATCTTCTAACACCACCTACAACTACAACCTCACCAACCTTACACATAATATCGTGGCACTCTATTGGAAATAACTTTCTTCCCTTTGCACCCTTGAATTTATCAATAGTGAACTTAAATAAGTTAACAAGAGGATCAGGTCCTGATGCTCTCCCACCCATAACTTTTAGCCTTGCACCTGCAGGGCGTATCTTAGATACATCCCAAGATGGTATCATTCCTGAATAAAGTAAAGCCACAAGTTCACGAAATGCTTTTGCCCACCCTGCTTTACTATCTTCCACAACAATCACCACATCAGACTCTTGCATGTTCTCACTAATGATAGGTAGCTTATCAATGTTCTCTCGTTCAACAGAGAAACCTACACCAGTGCCACACATAAGAATGTACATAGCTTCATCAAAAGATCGTGGACTATCTACTGGTAAATAACTACAGTTGTAACCACAGACGTTATCTCTTTTCAACGCAGATCCTGCAGTCATCATAGCTCTCATAGATGGCATAACACTGAGATTGGTTATGTACTCAGTCATGGCGTGTTTATCGCCTTTTTTTATTTTATAGTTATGCTTTTCTAACAAAGCTTCTTCCATAAAATCTACATACCTAGAAACTGTTTCACTCCAGTTCTCTCTTCTTCCCTCTTCTTCTAACCAACGAGCATATCTTGATTTGTGTATGAACTCTTGGTAGGATGTTGGTAACATATTAGACGACATCTTCATCTTCTCCTATTGTTTTAATTAATCTATTTAAATACCACTTTGCTTTTTTTAAATCTTCTACACCATTCTTATATTTATATCTACAAATATATTTAAGAATGTTGCCCTGAAGATATGCTTCAAACCCATCACCTGTGACAGATTCTATCATGTCAATAGTCTCTATGTTTGCCTTGTTATAGTGGGCAGGACTATTGACCATGTCTTGTTCTTCTTCTAATCTCTTCATCATATACTCTATATGTCCAATCACTGTTCTTTACCAAAGTCTACTTTAATTACATTTTCAGGGATGTCAAGCTTATCTCCTGTTTCGTCTTGATATTGTATCTGAAGTTCTTTGGCCGCAAAATTAAATTCTATCTCAGACTCACCACATCTAAACACTTCATCACCACGCCTACGTAGCAAAGCCATTACGCCCTCGTGCATAATAGACGCAACTGAATGATCTTCAAAAGTTTTATACTTCTTGCCTGTTGTGTCGTAAGCTACCAGATGAAACTGATCGTCTGGCAACTCAGATATAATTATATAGTATTTATCTTTCTCTAAACTCATAAGAGTATTCATATCTTTCTTTTTCATTTCTTTAGCCACTCCATAGGTATTGATCCCTCTGCCCACCTGAAGTCGTGCTTAAGACACCAATCAGCATAGGTAGTTTTACTTCCTTTGTATATTCTATTTCTAGCGTTCATAAACACCATACGTATATCTAACTTCTTATGTTGTTCTTTTACCAAAGCCATCTTAACTCTATCTGCTTTATCAAACTCACCTTTAGCTTCAATGTATATGTCTGTAGCAGGTATGTAGAAATCAGGAGTATATGTACGGACTTTAGGAACATAAAGTATCTTATGCTTTTCATATTCAAACTTTATCTTATTCTGTATCAAGTTTCTAGCTAGAGCTAATTCAAACTTAGATCTGTATCCTGCGTTACGTTTAGCCACTATGTTATCCCCACTCGGATTTTCCAACTCAATGACTCTAGGCGTTTGTTTATATATCCTGCCATCTTCGGGGATTGTTTTTCTATTGTAGTAAGTTCGTCTAGCAGGGGATATATCGGCACACATAAAATCTTTCCGTAGTTAAGAGTGTAGTTTATTGTTTGAAATTCATTTTCTACTTTCATAATATCTCTAGCTTCTGTTTCAGGAGTAACTGCACCCTGCTCAGAGAAGTTGTTTCTCAAAGTCAATGGTATTCCTCTGTCGTGTTGTCTAAGGAATGTTATATCTCTGCCACCACCTATGCCTTTATGAGACTCAACATATATGTGATACAAGTTCTCATTCAACTCAAGTAATTTAGTTTGATAGTTATGTAAGTAAATTGCTGACATTATAATGTTTTCTTTTTTAATACGTTATACCACACTTTAGGTGCTGACTTAGCCTTTGATGTTACCTTATCATGTAGTTGGGCATTTGACCAACAGTGTGATCTGTATCCACACATGCTACATATCTTGTGTAAGGTTTTATTACCTGTTCGTACATCTTCACCTTTTACTTTGTAAGTTTCAAATTCTGTCTTATAAGGTTTTACAAAATTAGGATCAGGATCAAGTAATCTTTTTACTCGTTTCTCTGCATCCTTCAAATATTCTCTTCTATCTTCGTCTTGCCAATCAGGTGCTTCAACCATAACTATCTCACCACTAGATTTGTTTACAACAATCCAACCACCGAAAGGCAAACCTGTAGCTTCACCGTATAGATGTCCTTGCATAACATAACCAAACGGATCATCTTCTTTTATCTTGTCGTACCCACCGTATCCTGTGTATTTAAATCTAAATGCCCACTCACTAGCAGACTTAACATCCCAAACTTTCTCTACTCCCATCTCATCTTTCAAGATAAGGTCAAGTGTTCCTGTTATCTCATGTCCTGCAATAGTAAGTTTTACAGGCTTTTGTTTAGCAACAATCTCTACCTTTGCTTGTTCCATTATGAGTACAACTATGGACTCAACCAAGTCTCCAAACATAAAACGAAACAAAGCATTGTAGTCCATATCTTCTTCGATGCCTTGCCTATCTAGCAACTGTTGGCACAGAGGTCTACCTAGACCTGACATACGTATACTGAACTCACGTTTTTTATTTAGTTGTCTTTCTACAGACTCTTCACATTCTTTTGCAAAGTCTTTAATAGCACTAGGGGAGATCGTGACTTCCCCCCTAGTAGCTTTCTGCATGTAGTCTTGGATTTTAAGCAGATTTAGCATCAAAATCAGCCGACAAGTCTTGTTCCTCACTAGGAGAAATGAGTTTCTGAGCTTCTCGATGCTGAATTAAAACATTCTCATTGTGAGCCTTTACGGTTTCTGAGAAGTCTTTCATCAATGCCTTATCTGAGTCCGAGACTTGCACTTCCGAATGGAGAGTCGGAACTGGCACATAGTAAGTAACTGAACCTGACTTGACTCTGCTAGTTGTTAACTTGATCATAACCTTTTGCATAATCTTCTTTTGTCTAGTTAAGCTATCTATGAAATCTCTGATAGGTTTAAAGCCTGATCGCTTAAAGTAAGATACGAAAGGCTTATCTTTCACATCTACCTTTGTGCCATCTGCTTTAGTAAAAGCACCACTAACCTGACCATATATAACTTGATTACATACTGCAGATCGTGACTTTACTTTAAGTGGGTCATCATCGTTAAGGAGTTCTTCTTCCTTTGCAGATAATCTACCACACTTATTGCCTGCTGATGTGTCAGGAAATTCTCCTGCCAACGTAGGCTTTTGTACTGACTTGCAAGTGAAAGTTCCTTGCTCCATATCATACACACTCCATTCAAAGGTACGTAGGATAGGTCTGATGAACACTTCCTTTGCATAAAGGAACTCACCATCTAAGAACATCTTCCATGAGCCACGAGTCAAGGCAACACCGTCATCTGTCTCCGTGTCATAATTTATGTTCAATCTAGGTAAGCCGACATTAGATGTACTCTTAGCCTGTCCTGTAAGTTCCATAAACGTAGCAGTATCATCATCACTAAATGCTGATACTAACTGATCCATTTCGTTTCCGATTGTAGTCATTTCATTTGTTTCCATTTTTATTTCCTTTAAGTTAATTTAAAATGTAATTTGATCCTAATAACTAACTTCTGATAAGTCAAGCCAATTATTTCCTATTTTTAATTCTATTCCTATTGGCATGTCGTATTCTAAGCCATACCTAGCTTTCGAGCCGTTAGAAATAGACAACATGGCTTCAGATAATACCTTGATACACTGATCTTTTTCATCAGGATGTACGTCAAGCACTATTGAATCATGTACCGTGTTGCATATTACTGATTGCATTTTATTTTTTTGCATCACTCTATCTAGTTCAACTAATGCAATAGGTAGCAAGTCAGCAGTTGCAAATCCTTGTACAGGGTAATTACAGATAGCAGTTCTATTTGTGGCTGCACCCCAATCTGTCCACTTAGCATCAGGGAAAGAATAGACACGACCTGATGGTAGTTTTACTTCTTTGGTCTTCACTGCTTCTTTTTCTAGTTCTTTGTGCCATTCTGCTACCTTACTGTACTTCTCTTTAAAAGCCGTATAGTAGGCTTGTTGTGCAGGAGTACCACTGACCCCACCGTAGAGAGGTTTGAACGTGTGTGCCTTTGCATCCTGTCTAGAACACCCTATTATAGATGCAGTGTAGCTATGAACGTCTGTTCCCTTGAC